CAATTCGTTTACCGCTGGTGCTACCCCGACTATTGTGCGCAATATGGGCCGTGTGGTCCTCACTGGTGATACTGTGTTCCCTGACTTGGCGGTCAACGCTAATGAAATGGCTATGTATCATTGGGTTGTTACTGGCGATCATGCCCTGACTTGGAACGCTGCTTATACCCCTCCTGCTACGGAGTACAATGGGGGTGCTGTCGCGTCCCTTGTTACTCTGATTACTGATGGTACCTTGAAGCTCATTCAGGTATCCAACATGGGAGAATAACATGCTTCAACCAACTATCAACCATGGGAGGGCTGTTAAGACAGTCTTCCCTTATAAGATTAACTACTCAGCGTTATTTGCTGATAGTACAGAATACTTGACACGTACACCAGCCAGTGCTGGTAATGGCAGAACATTCATGTACCGTCAATGTATAAAACGTGCGTTCCCTGTATCTGCTGATAGATCGTTGTTTAGTGCTGGTGCTAGTGCTGCGGATACATTCCGTATTGAGTTAGGTTTTACTGGTACTACACATAAACTGTTTATCTATAATAGTACTGCGAGTACTGGTACTATAGTACTTAATGGTCCTATAGTGGCTGACGAAACTGGTCACTATGATATACAGGTAGCAGTTGATACCACACAAGTGGTGGAGACAGATCGAGTCAAGGTGTGGATTAATGGTAAACGTGTAGTACTGACTGGTACATACCCTACACAAAACCTTGATACTGTTGTAAATAAAACAGTACCTCATGCAATAGCTCAGAGACGTTACGACTTACTTGCACCGGGAAGTGGGTATTACTCAGATGTGTATCTTACAGATGGTACTACCTATGAGCAGAGTACGTTTGGGGAGTTGTCTGATGTAGTTACTGGTGTACGGATTCCTAAATCCACAGGTACTATTACCTATGGGACAAACGGTTGTCACCTAGACTTCTCAGATGTGATCAACCTCGGTAAAGATGTGTCTGGAGAAGGGAATAACTGGGTCGTCAACGGTACACCTAGTCAGACTCTGGATACCATGACGGCTAATCATGCTACGTTTAATTCGTTATATCCACATACTGGGGTGTTTACTAATGGTAACACAACCATAACACCAGCAGCCAATAATGCTGATTCTTGGGCCTCTACATTGGTAATCGACTCAGGGAAGCATTGGTGTAGGTTTACAATTAATGGTACTGGTGGTACCCCGGCTGTCGGACTGATACAGACGTCTAAGTTCAATCCGTTAGACTATTCAGGGCTTGGTACTGGTACTACTAGTTACTTTAATAGCCCATTAATCTATGTTAACGGTACTAATACTGGTGCAACACCTTCGGCATGGTCTGATGGAGTTACTATTGATGTATGTGTAGATATGGACGCTACTACTGTAGAGTACTTTAACAACGGTATTAGTCAGGGTTCTTTTGACATATCGTCAATTGCATCTGAGCCGCTGTTGTTTTTCTACTCACTGTTAGCCAACACTGCTACGCCAGCATCGGCAACCATAGATGTAGGTGCAACTGGAACAACACCTGTTGATGGTTTTGCTGCTTTAACTGATGCAAGCCTCTCGGACCCCACTATTATGAAGTCCTCGACTGCTGCTGACTTGGTGACTAGGGTTGGCACTGGTGCGGCTACGTCGGTCACTGGTTTGGATTTTGCTCCTGATTGGGTGAATATGAAAGGTCGAAACCTCGTTGTTTCTTGGGGACTGTTTGATACCGAACGTGGAGCAAACCATGTATTATCTACCAATAATACAGCGGCAGATTACGCTGGCAACACACAAATATTAACAGCACTTAACTCCGATGGTTACGATCTCGGTACAGACATAACAGGTAATGGTCTTAATAACAATTACCTTGACCTCTGCCTCAAGGCTGGGATTGACCAAGGTTTTACAATTAAGTCATTACCGTCATATGTAGCTGGCACTTCCTTTACTAATCCGCTTGGTAAGCCAGTAACATTTGCGCTTTTGAAGTCTACGTCATTTACTACTAACTGGTGGGTGTTCCATAAAGACCTTACCAATGACTACCAACTCGTTCTTAATTCTACTGACGCAAAGAACTCGGTAGGAGGTACTGGATGGTTCGCTCAGAATACAGCTACTACGTTGGAGCTTGGGTCATGGATTAATGGGTTTGCAGGAGAGGACTTCATCCTGTATCTCTTCACTGATTCCGATATCTTCAAGGCGTTCAGTGGTACTGGGAATGGTATTGCTGATGGTCCTTTTGTGAATCTTGGTGGTAGACCACTTAGTATTCCATTCTTTAAAGACGCAGATTCCACTGGTGGATGGGTCAACCATGATGCTGTTCGTAACCCTGTTAACACCGTAAAGAATGCCTTGTATCCCCACCAAAGTGCAAGTGAAGTTCCCACCTACGACTTCGTTAACTTTACAGCACAGGGCTTTAAGATTGTAAACAGTGTTGCAGGATACAATACTAATGGTAATCTTCATGTAGGTCTAGCAATCCTTGAATCCAAGAAATACTCTAACGCCTTCTAAGGAGGACTTATGAACAGAACTGGTTGGCAGTATGGTTCACAACAGATGATCAACCTACCTACTATTAAGGTGGTGGTAGATGGTGTCTGGAAACGTATTGACCGCTGCTCTAAAGACGAACTTGCCGAACTTGGGTACTACCCATTCCGCAGACAGACTGCCCCTAGTGGGTACCGTGTGTTGACTTGGAAGGCTGGTGTACTTATAGCAGGTATCTACTACTATGAGATTGATACCATGGAGATGCTCCCGGTACCAGAACCGGAACCGGACGTACCCATTGGTGAAGTAGATAAGATCATTGCTGAGTATCCTACTCTTGGGTGGGACATCCTCAAGCTGCGTGGTATTGAATAATACTTTAACCGGGGAGGGTCCACCTCCCCTTCCGCAACCTCTAGCGGCTAAGGAGAGAAACTATGGAGGCGTTACAAGACGCTATTGAAACATTGACTAGCTACTTTGCGAGTTTTCTTGCTATGTATATGCCTAATCTCACTATATCTGAGATCGGTTCCACACTGTATACAGTGGGTGGAGCTATCCTACTTGTGGCGCGTCTCGTTGTTGACGTACCCAAAGCAATTAAATACTTAAAGGAGAGGAACTAATGAATGGGATTAATTCTAAGTCGCAGGTTATTGAGACTGCACCACTAACTGCAAATACTATCTACAGACTTGATCGGAAGACTGCTGCCTTTACAACACCAGACTTTAGTAATGATGGTGATATCCCAGTTGATGGTGTGATGGGTATCTCATTTCAGAACAATACTAATGGTATTATGTACCTCTGGTATGGTGAATTACCTATTGATACACAAGTACCATCTACATTTACAGACCATGCCCATCAAATCGCCGCCGGTGAGACTTACGAACCTCGTCAGCACCGCTTCGGATTGGCCTACTGCTTATTCGCAAGTCCGGCTGCTGGTCACATCCACCACCAATACCACTAGGAGGAACTATGTCTGCTAATGCAGCAAGTGAATCAGCCCTTGGTAGACTGCATGAAGCGGTTGCTGAGGAGTTGTTGAAACGTCTCAAGTTCGGTGAGGTCATATATGATACCAAATCCGGCGAGATGATACAGATGCCGGGGTGCTGCCCCGCTACCCTGTCGGTTATCACGCGCTTCCTTGACTCCAACGATATCACCTGTGTAGCCGATGCAACCAATGCAATTGGTGATTTACAGCGTGAATTGGCTGAGAAACGGTCTCGTAAAGGACGGTTTGGTAAGGATCAAAAAGTCGTGAATTTTAAGTAACTTAGAATTAACCCGACACTAATAGAGTGAGGGGAGGCTACAGGTTAATAGTGGCTACAGTTATAAGTATGACTCAGGTAATGAGTTGACTATGATAGTAGTCCGACCAGTATAAGTCCTTACTCCTCCTCTATAGTATAACAATAAAGAGAGAGTATAATACATGGACAACCAAGCATTGACACCAGACGACAGGTGGGATGCGCTATACGAACTACAGGATACCTACATCGACTTCCGAGACTTCCTCTATGAGGTCATGGTTGCCACGATTCCCGGTAGCCCGTCCCCTACGGACATGCAGTTCGATATCGCCCACTTCCTCCAGACTGGTGGACATGATCTCATGGTACAGGCACAACGTGGTGAGGCGAAGACTACTATCACCTCGGCGTTCGCTGTCTGGTCTCTCATCCACGACCCCACATTTCGCGTAGTGATATTCTCCGCTGGTGGTAAGATGGCTAAGAAGATCACCATGGGTATCATCCAGATCATATACACTATGCCTGAGCTTGCTTGCCTCAGACCCTCTACCTCCCACAAGGACGGTATGAGACAGAGGGCAGGTTCAGAATCATTCGATGTCCACTGGTCCCTCAAAGGTCCAGACAAGCAGGAGTCAGTCTCCTGTATGGGTATCACCGCAGCAATGGAAGGTAACCGTGCCGACCTGCTGATTGCTGATGACATTGAGTCCAAGAAGAACTCCATGACGGAGACCATGCGTGAGAACCTCAACTACCTAATTAAGGACTTCGCGTCTATCTGTGGTAGTGGTCGAGTGATCTACCTCGGTACTCCCCAGAGTCAGGACTCCATCTACAACCAACTTGAAGGTCAGGGATTCGTTGTCCGTATCTGGACAGGACGAGTTCCGACTGAGCAACAGTTGGGCAACTATGGTGATAACCTCGCTCCCTTCGTCAGGGCTATATATGACGACTTCCCAGAGCTTCGCAATGGGTATGGTGCTCTTGGTGATCAGGGTGCGCCTACGGACCCACTGATGAAGTCTGAGGAGACATTACAATCCATTGAACGTAAGCAGGGTGAAGCCTACTTCCAGTTGCAGCATATGTTGAACACAGCACTCGCTGACGCTGAACGCTTCCCTCTCAAGCTGCGTAACCTCTTGGTGATGGCACTACAGAACGACAAAGGTCCGACTTCCCTTGATTGGGGACCGAGACCTGATCTGGTGGTACCATTCTCAAGTGGACTACAACTCAACGAAAAGGTCTACCGTCCTGCAAAGATAGCGGAAGACTTCGCCCCATATACTCACATCATTATGGCTATTGACCCCGCAGGTGGTGGTCAGAATGCTGATGAGACGGCCTTCTGTATCCTCGCACACCTCAACGGTTACATGTTTATCCTTGCGATAGGCGGTGTCCCCGGTGGTGTAGATGAGGACAAGATGAAGCCATTGGCTAACCTCGCCAAACACTTCTGTGTGAATGAGGTCTATATTGAGAAGAACTTCGGCTATGGTGCTTACGCCTCCGTATTCAGTGGTATCCTCCGTGAGGTTGGCTACCCCTGCAATATCGAAGAGGTATTCGTCACAGGTCAGAAGGAACTCAGAATCATTGAAACGCTGGAACCCGTCATGGGTAGACGTAGACTGGTACTGAATGAGGAAGCTCTTACTGAGGACATCAAGTCCATTGCTAAGTACGACCTTGGTGTCAGACAGTCCTACAGTCTGATCTGGCAGATCGCAAGACTCACCAGAGATAAACGCGCCCTTCGCCACGATGACCGTGTAGATGTTCTTCATCTTGCTGTCTCTCGTATGGTTGAACTGGCTGGCTGTAACCCTGATGAAGCTATTGAGGCAGCGCAAGCTGCCGCGTATGCGGAGTTCTTACAGAACCCCACAGGTCTACCTCATTATATTATGAATGGGTACGACCCTTCTATTGTAAATCATCCCTCTACCCAAGGTGACTCCGGCTTCGGCGGGAGGCTGAAAGGTATGGGTAACGTCAGGAGACGATAATATGAGAAAATTAACCTGTGTTGGCTTGGGCCTTCTCCTTGTTGGGTCCATGACAGGTTGTGCTAATATGGGGTTGGAGTCGTTAATGACTCCTCCCCATGTCTATGCGCCCGGTGAAATATCCGGCACTGTTGATGCAGTCAACCCTGTAGTAGATATGGCTGTCACCACTGGCCTCGGAGCAGTGAGTGGTATACCCGTTATTGGTCCTATAATCGCTGGTGCTGGAGGTTTACTCTGGAGACAGATGCGGGCTACCAAAAGAAACAGAAAGCGCGTCAGGGACTCCCTCAAGGACTCTGGTGGCGTTATCGTCAACGTCTATCGTGACTCCGTTGAGAAGATCAAAGAGGTCAAGTAGTGAACGCAGACGATATGATATACATGGGGAGCCGACTGATCTTTATGGTCGGTCTCCCTCGTGCTGGTAAGTCCACCGCCATTCGCCGTATACGAGAGATCACTCCGAATGCAGTAGTGGTGAGTAAGGACTCTATTCGCCTCGCACTTCATGGTCAGCCCTTCATTGATGAGAAGGAACCTGAGGTGCATACCATCTGGAAGGCTATGATCAAGGCTCTACTCTATAGCGGACATCGCCATATCATTCTCGACGGTTGCTTCCATAACGAATCTCGTAGGAAGTCTGTTGAGCGTCTCTTCCCAGATGCACAGTTCCAAACCTATTATGTACCAACTTCGCCCGATGTCTGCCGTCAACGAGCTATCGACTGTGGTCAGGACTACCTTCTCCCAGTGATTGACCGTATGGAGTCCGAGGCTGATAAGACGTTAAAGGTCTACTGGGCGAATACAGACTAACCTCGCCCACTGTCTGATAGCCCCTGCCCCAAGCAGAAGGGCTTTAGAGGTCCGACCCCTCTAGTCAGACTTACATTAGTATCACTATAGAAAAGTCTAGTCCCAAAAATTTGTAGAATTGTGTGGACCCTCCTCTACCTACACCCGACCAAATCTCCCCCATACCCCCTGCCATTAGTCTGACAGGTCAACAGTTACTATTATCAGATACGAATCGAGACTAGTAACCACTCTCGTCTGGTCTAACCCTGTCATTAATCTGACATGTACCTGTCGTGGGAGGGTATGGACCGTCAAAAGTCTGACGCTCACGGCTGTGGTCTGTCTATTTGTCTTTTTGGTCTTGATAACTATTACTACTGGTCGAGGGTCCGACATCTAACAATCATTCTCACATAGCGCACTGTCATTAGTTTGACGATCATTAGTCTGACCTTCCATGTCTGTCTGTATAGTGTCAGTACTTTGACATGGGCATGGCTCTTTGAGGAGGCCAGCCCGTCGAGTGTGGGAGGGTTTAACGGTCCTCGCAAGCTAGCTAATAACCATTCCCTATTACTGCTCCATAGTCCGACATCTATAGTAGTAATGGTTAAACTTTCTTCAAATACCTGTTGACTTCCTCAGAGTTATTCCCTATTGTATCTTTGCTGGTGAGGGAAACGGACCTAGACAAGAGGTTAACGACTCCACCACAACAGACCAACAACACTCTAGACAAGGACTTGACACCATGTTTACTCTGACTTATAAAGGCTACTACCTGCACGGATACTGCGATAAACCAGACATTCGTATTGTAAAGGAAGGGATTGGGGTTGTAGGTGGTGCGGTATCCTTACATGCTGCAAAGTGTTTAGTAACTCGTATAATCAACGCAAACAAGTAAAGGAACTGACTATGTATCTCCAGATCACAACCCGCTGTAATATGTCCTGCGAACACTGCTGTTACAACTATACCGCCAACGGTGAAGACATGACCCTTGAAACCGTAGACCTTGCCCTTGAAGAGTATGAGGGTAGCTTTATCACCATAGGCGGCGGGGAACCCACTATTCACCCCTTGTTTTGGACTATTTGGGCGAAGTGTGTAGCCAAGTGCGAATCTGTACACGTAATCACCAATGGCTCTACTGATTCAGCTAGAACCCTTGCCGAGTTGAACAATGCCGAGTCGCACCGCTTTTCGGCTGCTATCTCTCTCGACCAGTATCATGACTGGGTGGACGAAGACACCGTCAAGGCTTTTGGTAAGGCTATACACGATACATCCAACGGCGGGAAGGTAGAACCATTTGCGGTAGGTCGTGCGGCTGATTGGTCAGAGCGGGAAGGGTGTGTATGTCCCGGTGACATTATCAAACCATCTGGTGAAGTGTTCGCTTGTGCCTGTGAAACTGTCAGCTACGGTACACTTGGTAAGGATTATGAAGTACCTACATGGATGGAGGACCGGGACCGGGACGAGTGTGGACAAGTCAACCTTGTAGAGTACGCCGCTGAATGTCTGGAGACCTATCAACCCACCTT